CTGTAGCGTCCAATACCGCCAATGGCCGTCCAGTATTCCTTTGACCAGGTGCTGCCTCCATCATTGGACCATCTGAGCATGGCCTGGGGATAGGTTGTCGTATCCGTGGTGTTTATCAGGTTGACATTGCCCAAAAGTACGGTGTCCAAGGGGCCAATTATTAGGCTTGTATCAGCGTAAATTGTATACGGTGATTGGATCGTAATACCGGCAGTAGGGATAGAGAATCCTGTGGTCCCAATGCCTGGTTGAAATTGGATTTGAAGCTCGTCAAAATATTGTCTCTGGAAGTCAGCAACCAGGTGTGGAGCTCGTCTTAGTCTACGGATTTCGTGGCCATCATCGGTATAGACATTGTTGTCCAACTCGTAGAGCTTGCCGTTCTCGTAGTCTCCGACAATGACCAATCCCTGGAAGAGAGCACAGCAGTTCCCCCGGTGACGATGAAACACATTAGCATTATCCACATAGAGCCACTTGTGCCACATATCCGTGGTGTCATCATAAACCCAGGTCAGATCCAAAGTGGGGAAGGTGACCACATAGCACTCGTGGCCCTCGAGCTGGTAGGTCCAAGCGATTGCATCATCAATGTATTGGTTGACCAGCGTGTTCTCTACTGCATGGTTGGATATCCTCTTTGGAAGATAGCCGTCCATCTTCATGATCTGGGCCTGTCCCCTAAGATTTCTGGAGACATAAGCAAACGAATTGCCAACCCTGGTCAAAGAGAAAACAGAAGCAATGCCGTGCTGAGTAGAAGTTCCCGGAATTCGTTGGAATGGGAAAGGAACCGCGCCCACATCAATCCAAACTTCGGAGGAGTTTTCACCAAGAAGGTAAACTTCCCGGTGATCCACAATCAACGACACAAGGTTGTCAGGTGATCCGTCTTTGGAAGCAAAACTCAAGGCCGGTGAAATTGGACTTAGAGCATCAGACGCGCCATATTGTTGGGTCGATGGGCGGTTGTAGACGAAATAATTGTCTACGGTATCAACCGTATTTGCACCAGAAAACGCTCCATCTGTGCTAGGAATCTGAGTGAAATTAAGCGCATACATGGTCTCGGAAGAAACATTCTGTGATCCGCTAACCGTGTAGGTTCCTGTGCTTCCAGAGCCTGTACCAAAGGCTTTAATCATGGTGTTGACTGCTACCCCTGCTCCTTGGATTGTCTGTCCAAGGTAAAGCGTTCCAGAGGCCACCGCTGTCACATTAAGAATGGTCGGAGCGTAAGAGTAGGTCAATCCTGTTGGCGTTCCAATTGTTGTCGTGATTGCTGTTCCACCAGAAGTTGCAGACAGAGTAAAAGTCGTTGAACCGTTGGTGGCGATCAGGTAGTAAGTGGTTGGGTTTACATATCCAACGATGGATCCGGTCCCGCCGTAAGTCCCGCTGATCGTAAGAGCATTCCCAATGGCCAGGGTAATCGGAGCTGCTGAACAGGTGAAAGTTCCAGCAAGTCCAGAGATAGCAACGCCACTTAGCGTTCCGCCAATAGTAGCGGTAATTGTTGCTCCGACAGCTGCCGTGCTCATTACTTCGCTTGCGACAGTCTGGGACAGGTTGATTGTGTAAGTTCCAACGCCTCCAGATCCGCTTCCCAAAGCTGTGATTACGGTTTCTCCAGAAATTCCAACCCCAAAAAGTTGCTGAGAAATACCGATTGTCCCGTTAGAGACACTTGCTACCGTGAGAGTCGTAGCAGAGACAGATCCGGTAAAGATGGCGGTTGATGGAGTAGAAATCCTCCAGGTGTACCGATAGGCTCCGTCAACAATATAGACATTGACGCCGTTATCAGTAATCCCAACCCGCCCGGTACTGGTGTTGAGGAATCCAATGATTGATGGCGTCAGGCTCGAGGTCAAAGAGTAAACATAAGGACCAGAGACCGCAATCAATTGAGCTCCACCAGAAACCGTTCTAAGTCCGCGAACCTCTCCAGCGTTTAGTAAGGCCAGAGCAGTCAGTCCTGGCGTTGGGTAGAGAGCAACGATTCCTCGTTGGCCAGGAGCTTTCAGCGGATCAATTTCTGCCCGAAAATTAATGCACTCCTGGGCATCTTGATAGATGCTTGGGGCTTCGTAGCTTGGACCAACAAATCCAAAATCAGGCATAAATTACCTAAAAAAGCCACCAGACAGAATCCAACCTGCATCCTTTGCTCTTCCAACAAGCAGACTGTCAGGATAGCGTGCAGTCTGAACCGGGCTCATGTTAGTGCGTTTGAGTGTTGCTTTTGCTTGGCCAGAAAATGTCTGAATCATTGAAATTTGGGTCGCATTGTTCTTGCCATACATCGGCATCAATCGCTCGGCCAAACACCATCTGAGAGCCATTGTGTAGCCCTGTGGAAGATTTATTGTGTCGAATTGAGTTACAAACCGAGCAAACAAAGTCTCGGCAAACATATGCATCTCGCCCTGGCTCGGATTTGGCCATAGGAACAAATTCCCAGAATCTTCTCCAGCGTTGAAGTATAGTCCTTTTGGCCAGGGACCACTCATTGTTTTGAGGCCGATCATCTCATAGTCATCCAGAGCCAGGATAGCCACCGGGTAGTCTAGGCCACCATTGATGATTGGCATTCCGTTCGAATTCGTGTTGATGCGAACAAAAGCAGAAGTGATTCCAAGAGGCTTTTGGTAGTAGGCCGTGATTGCTGTAGACGATACCGTCTGGCTAACATTGAGGTTGTAGGTTCCAACCTCGTTCACATTGCCACCAGCTCCGGTTCCAAAATTGACAATCTTGGTTCCAGCTGTGATCCCTGTTCCACTTAAAGTTTGACCTTGTACGATGGCGCCAGAGCTGATGCCTGTAACCGTCAAAACCGTTCCAGCAATGGATCCGGTAAACGATGCTCCAACAAAGTTTAGAGTGCTTGGATTGGGTCCGATGGTGTACTGGACCTGGCCAGAGATCACAGGAAAGATGATCTCGCTTACATTGAACACCATCATGTTCTCATTGGACCATTGGTCTATGAGGTCATTGAGCATATCAAAAGCGTCTTGGGCAGCGTCTGGTGAAGGAGTCTCCCCCGCTTCTAGTGCGCCAATGTCCTTGAGCGATCTGCTGATGATGTCAATTGGCGTTGTCATTCTTTATCCTAGAGTGAAAACCTGGGGCATCCAAGGAGCAACAACAGGTTTCTGGTTCGCGTCCAACTGCTCTTGTAGTCTGGATTTTATGACGCATTTGCCATCGCGCATAGAGGTAGCTTCGATCCAACCAACAATCATTTCTTCGGTCACAGACTCAAAAGGAATCGTGGCATCTCCAGAAAAATCCCAATAGCCTTCTGTTTCTACTGAATCATCACCTTTGGTGGCCAACACATGGTATTTGGCCCTAGTAATAACACTTTCAGTAGCATAGACTTCTGTGATTGACCATTTCATATGTTTACCAAGGCAGCGGCAATTGCTTTCACTTTAGCAATGTCAACGGCAGAGATTGGCTGGAAACCTTCAGACAGGAGCCCAGTGGTAACAGTAACCTGTACGCCATCTACAACGCTAATTGACTGTGAAGACATTGCTGCTGCCACTACTGCGTCGATATCAGAGTTACAAGGGAACGATACATAATGAACCCCTAGCCTATCCCCATCAGATGAATACTTACGCATTCTTAGGAATATCTCTCCATCAGACGTTGTTTCAATTCCGTCGAATACTAATGTTTTTGCCATGATTTGTCCTTAAAATAATGAATAAGTGATGTTCTGCGAGGGCCATCCTTTTGTACCGGAGTTGGTAAAGTTCGCCCCATCTGCGGTTTTGTAGAAAGTCATTGTCCCAGTAGTTCCCATATACCCAATGCTCACGCTATTAGAGCCTACATCTTGTACCGTCGATAGTGCGACAACATTTGCTACAGCGGGACGCAAAACCGCTGGAACTCCTGTGATGGTCATTGCAACGCTATTACTCGTAGCAGTAAGAGCTGAGTTTATTGCTAGTGTTATAGTGTTCCCAGTTTTAACATAGTAAATCGTTCCTGTTGGTGAAGTGGTGCATCCAGTCAATGTGCCTGTAAAGCTACCTTCACGGTAATCATCCAGCGTGTTGGCATCGGTGCTTGCGGATTGGGTTGCGGGGAAACTAACGCCTGCTCCACTTGTTGATGGAGTTGCGCCACCAACGGCAATTGTTGTTGATGCTGTTAGTCTAGTACCGTCTGTTGTAACGCCAGAAATGCCGCCAAATGCTCCTGCGTTGTTGTACTGGACTTGAGTTGTGGAGCCGCCGGGAGAACCGCCAGCAGCCGCAATCGTAATTGCACCAGAAGCATTGGTAATAGTGACGTTTGTCCCAGCAGTCAGCGTTGCACGGGTAAAGCCTGTGCCGTTACCAATGTCCAAAGCGCCATTTGCAGGCGTTGTTTGTAGCCCTGTACCGCCATTGGCTACTGGAAGCGTTCCTGTTACGCCTGTAGTTAGAGGCAAACCAGTAAGATTGGTAGCCACTCCGCTTGCTGGAGTTCCAAGCACCGGAGCCACCAAAGTCAATGCTGTACCGTTAGTGGTAGCGCCTGTAATGCCGCCAAATGCCCCGGCATTGTTGTACTGAACTTGAGTAGTGGAGCCGCCTGGTGCTGTAATCGCCGATGCAAACGACAGCGTTCCAGATCCGTCAGTTTTCAAAAATTGGCCACTTGTTCCATCTGCGCTTGGAAGAGTCAGGCTTACCGTTCCAGCAATGTTTGGGCCTACAAAGTTAAAAGATCCCCCGGCTGTGGCTTGAAAGACTAGAGTTCCCATGATGATTCCTTATGCCGCAATGATGAGTTTGTTTGCCGTCAAAGCCCCGGTGCTAGGGTTGTATTTTAGCTTGGTAGAGGAGACTGTTTGCGGCAAATTGCCTGTGGTAGTGCTTACGAATGTAGGATAAAAAGTAGCGTTTGTCGTAGTGTCATCGGTGATGGCCGTATTGGTCGCATTCGTCGCAGTTGTTGCCGAGGTCGCTGTGCTGGCATTGCCTGTCAAAGCTCCTACAAAGGTCGTGGAGGTTACAGAAACCAACCCTGCAAAGGTTGTGACCGTAGCTCCCAAGGAAACGCTTGTAGACCCGATTGTGACACTTGAATTGGTCAAAGCTGAATTGGGAATGCTGGTAAGGCTTGCTCCAGATCCGCTGAAAGCCGTTGCTGTAAAGACTCCGGTGGAAGGATTGAACTGGAGCCTGGTGCTGCTGGTGTATTCTGTAGTCAGGTTCCCGCTAGTGGCACTTGCAAACAAAGGATAGCGCGTTGCATTGGTTGTCGTGTCATCTGTGACTGTGGCGTAACTTGTCGGCGTGGACCAGGTTGGCGTGCCAGATCCAGCAGAGGTCAACACCTGTCCGGTAGTCCCTGCTGCCGTAAATGCGTAGGCCGTGCCTGTTCCATAGGGAACCGCGCCAGCTGTTGGTGTTGCTGTTGCATTTGTCCCGCCGTAAGCAATCGCAATCGTTGCTGAATTCCAAGTCTTGTTTGTCAGCGTGTCTGTGGTTGCTTTGCCAATCAGCGTGTCCGTAGCGTCTGGTAGGGTAAGTGTGCGATCTACCGTTTGGCTCGAGGAAAGCATTGTCCTGGTGCTGGTGGTCCCGCCATCAGGGTTGAACATTAGCCTCTTGGTTGAATCTACTCCACCTTGGACATTGACATAACCCGATGCACCTTTTGGAGCCAGGTGAATTCCAATCGAGGCATCTGTTCCTGTTGCATAGATATGAACCGGATTTCCCGCGGCTGCATTCTCAATCGTGACCTGGTTGACTGCCGATGCGATAGCTGCAAACTTGATTTCTGCGTTGCCATTAGCATCGTTGATCTGGGCAATGACCGGAGTGGTCAGAGTCACTCCTGATAGAGTTCCGCCGGTGATGGCCACAGCATTGGCGTTTTGCGTGGACATTGTTCCCAGGCCGGTAATGTCCGTACTTGGGACCGTGGCCGAGGCCGTCATTGCACTCGTGCCAGAGGCTTTTACATACCCAGTCAGGGTAGTTGCTCCAGTCCCGCCTGATGCCACCGCTATGGGGCTTGAAAGACCGCTAATCGTGCCTCCGGTAATGGCCACAGCGTTGGCATTCTGGATAGACATGGTTCCAAGACCAGTAATGTCTGTGCTTGGAATGCTTGTTACCGTGGTGAATGCAGTTGTCCCAGAGGCTTTCAGATATCCAGCGGTAAAAGTGGCAGCTCCGGTTCCTCCGTTGGCCACACCAAAAATCCCCGATGTGACTTGAGAGGCTGCGATTGCTATTGAGGTTGTCGCGGCTGATGTCAGCTGGCCTTGCGCGTTGACCGTAAAGGTGGCCACCGCCGATGCGGATCCGTAACCTGTAGCCGTCACCGTTGTATTGGTGATGCTGAAAATCGTTCCGGTCAGGGTTAGGCCGGTCCCTGCTGAGTAGGATGCCGAGCTGTTGAACTGAGCCCAAGTGATTGCCGTAGTCCCGAGCGTTCCACCGGCATTTGAAGTGCAAACCCAACCGGTGTCCGCTAGAGTCGTTCCTGTTTGGACAAAAGTGAATGCACTTGGGACTTCTGCCCAGGAATCCATATCCGTAGCTCTTGTCCAGGCCGAGGCCGAGGCTACATAAATTCCGTTGTCAGCACTTGCGGTTTGATTTTTAACCAGGACTCGATCCGAAGCTGCAATTGAAATTCCATCAATCGTCTGTAAGCCAGACAATGTGATGTTGACCGTGGTCCCTGCAACGCAAGCCTGTTTTACGATCAACCCAGACGCAATGTTGTCAACATAGGATTTGTTAACAAGATCGTATGAGGTCGTTGGAGTGGTTGTAATCGTTCCAGTTGTTGTCGAAATGTTAGTAAAAACTCCGGTAGATGGAGTCGTTGCCCCGATTGTGCTTGAGTCAATCGTGCTGTTTGTAATGGTCAACCCAGATTGAATTGGGTTGATTGTTGCGGTGAATGGTTGTCCCTGACCAATAAAAGTCTGAAATGTCCCATCAACCAGAAAATACGCCTGGACAGGCAGTATGTTCTGGTCTACCGTGCTGGCTGGAGACATTAGGTCGCCGTGTTGCGGATAATTGCGTAATTAAGCGTCAGAGCTTCTGACAAAGATCCAGCACTCAGATTTGTAATAACAATAGTAAACGATCCAGCCCCAACAGCAGCAATTGTAACCCCATAAGTGCCAGCAGTTGTTGCGCCAGATTTAAGTGCAACTACAGGCACATCATAAGTCAAGCAAGAAGAACAAGTCACTATAAAAGCAACTTCTGTTGCTGCTGCCAATGCTGCATTGTTAGTCACAATTTGACCAGCTGGAGTGTTAATCGTAACCCCGGTTCCTTTGTCCGTTGCTTGAGTAACCGATGTGATTGTTCCAACATACCCAATTGAAGAAGCTGCTAAAAGCGTATCCCCTCCATTGATTGTTTGGTCGCTGTACGCAACCCCAATTGCTTTTGAATTAGCCATGATGTTTCCCTAACTTTGGTCGCCAATAGGCGTAATGTAGACAATGGATGGACCAGCTGCCGATCCGATCATTCGGACATAAAAAGGCATTGCTGGTACTGCTAGGTTGATGGGTTGAACCATCAAAGGCGGCAAAACAAAGCCTCCGGTAGAAGTCCCACTAATTGGCATAACAGCAGCAGCTAATCCAGTAGCACCAAGTTTAACTGAAACGCTTGTTGAACCGGTGTTCAAGAAAGAAGCATAGTTTACCTGGTCATTGGTATTTGCTGTAATTGCTGTTTCAGATGTGGATGTTCCCGCCACCGAAATGGCAGTAGTCACCCCATTTGGTCGAATGACTATTGAGTTTGACATAAGTTTCCTTCAAAAAAAAGCCACCTCCCCTAAGAGAAGTGGCCTTTATTAATTTAAGAGAAGGTGCTGAAGTCGTACCCATAGACAAAAATGTCAAGCGTGCCACCAGCAACCGCCGTACCGACCTTCACATAGATGGTCTGAGCAGCAAGGTTAACCGTCTTGGTTGCCGTAACAACCGTGGCATTGACGACATAGGCTGCCGTGGTCATGCTGGTCAGACTGGCGTTAGTGACGATTTCCGTCCCTGTTCCAGCCGGTCCTGTCCAAATTGCCAAAGCTCCTCCGCTAATGTCTTTGTTAGCGTTGGTCATTACCACTTGGGTCACATTGTATGTGCTGGTGGATATAACCGGCATCGTGATTGTTGCATCACCTGCCGTACCTACACTTACGCCACTTCCATAGGCAAGCAACCGGACGGCCTGGTTAGCCAATAGCGTTTGCGGGTGGATCGTGGTAGTGCTTGCTGGTCCTGGATTAGCCATGATTTTTTCCTTTCGGGGTTAAGCTGCAACTCGGCAAGCAAGCTCTGGATACAGAGGAGCCCAACCGTAAAGAACATCCAGCCGAGTAGGAATGGAGTCGTTATTGATGGTGTACTGACGGACAACACGCATCGACAAACCAATTTCCTTGTCGCTTGCGCGGCCAGCAAAGTGGACCCCTTCTGGCAGTTCAAGATCAGCAACAGCAAGGCAAAAAGCATTGCGGTGCATGATAATGTTCTGAGGAGAGACCGTACCGGTGTTGTTGAACGGAGTAACCGTCGATGCACCAGGGCTTGTAACGCTCACATTTTGGAACTGGCCAGCAGTAATCACGGCAGGGCTAACAGTCACATTTGTGGTGCTAGAGGTTGCCACAGTCACATCGGCAGTTACAACAAAGTTGCGGAGCTTGTTGGATCCGTATGCTTGGCGATTCTGTGGGTTCACAGCGTACACATTAGCAATTTGGATCACATCACCTTGCTTCAGACCAGCGGTGGCGGTGGAGACCGACAAAGCAATAGTAGAAGTGGATGCCCAACCAGAGGTCAGGAAACCGGTGGCGGTGCTGGTGTTGCAGCTAAAAGAGGTTGCCGTAGCGTAGGAACCAAAAGTTTGGTTCACCACATTCTGGTCCATCTTCCAGTTCATACCAGCAGAGTCGCGGCCCATCAGACCTTTTTCGTACTGAGCAGCAATTTTCGTGTTTGGCACGAAAAGACCTTTCAGCGAGTCAACAATGGTCGCAGAGGTAAAAGGTTCAACAATGCAAGACCGGCGGCCATCGCGTGGAGCACCTTCGGAGTCGAGGTAAGCAGCTGCCGTCAGATAGGTGATAAGACCAGTCGGAGGCGTGCCAGCAGTACCAACGATGTTTGCGGTGTTGTTCTTGGCCATCAACAGACCATCACGGTCCATCTTATTGGCAATCGCTGCAATAGCGGGTTTCAGAACTCGATCCGAAAACATATCAAGACTCAAGGCCAGATCCTGGGTAGTGAACTGAGTGTCCACATGGAACTGAGTTGAGAGAGTGACAGGAACGCTGGTTTCGTTGAAATCTTCAACATTCAAAGCCGGTCCGGTAGTGCCGATAAAGCGCCCAGGGCGGCGAACATTAACCGTTGCGCCAATCTTTGCACCGACAACCGCAAACTGGTCATCATAGTTGCGATCAACCTCTGCCGTGAAAGTCAACTCGTTCTCCAAGACCATCAACGCTTCGTTGGTGATCTTGGATATGGTTAGCAAATTATTTGCCATTTTCTATCTCCAAAAAAATAAGTTTTACCGAAT